TTTATGATGATGGTGTATTTTATAGTCACCAATCAGATAAAAATGAAAATCCGACAGATATTCCTCAGTATCTATTTGAATTAAGAGATTTTGTCCAAGAGTGTGAAAGAAAAAGAATAAAACAAAACATCGGTCAACTAAGACAATACTTGAATGAAAGAACAAGTGATAAACCAATTACAAATAAAGAGCTTGAAACATTTTTAATTTCTAACAAATAACTATGACCCAGCACAACCTAGAAATTTTTGTCTCAATAGTAATCATCGCCTCGCTGATAGTGTGGAATGTGTTTCTATTCTACACTTTGGCGAAAGTGATTGATATTTTAATTAGTGTATTATAAAAAAAGAAGTATAATGATACTTCTTCAAAAATATTTATTTGTAATTCGTATTATACGATAATCACCAACCCGATGGTATTTGAATATTAGTATTAAAAATAGATGTTCCACCTGTCCGAATCTGTCTTCGTAAAATACCTAACGACCCGTCATCATATGTAAGAATATCTCGACTTCCTAAAAATGCTAACCCACACGACCAGAAGCTGTCTCCATGACCTTGCGTAGAACTGATTGCTTGTAAATCATTTGTTAATGCACATATCTGGCCAATCAATCTATCATCATTTATAATTTCTAATTGTTCTCTTTCAACTAAACGATCGAAACACGTAGCCATTGTTTGTCGTGATTTAGAAGTAAATACAACAGGTATCATTTCGGGGGGTAAAAGACCTTGCTCATCAAATGATTCGAATTCTGCTCGAGTACTATCATAATGCAATGTTTGTATTTTAAAATTGAGAATAGCTAATTTAAGATATTCTAATTGAGTTGGTATTGCTGGATCAAATTCAGCACCATTTGAATAAGACCATCCATCCATCCATTTCTGGTGCAACATAATCAATTTTCCATTTGTCTCTTCAAAGATTACTAAATGTGAAGGATGTGTTTTCTTGCCAATATCGAATCCTGCTATAACGTGATTTTCAGTTTTTCGTGGAATATTTACGTCTAAAGACGTTAAATTAGGATTAACAATTTTTTCAATAAGTCTGTCTTTATCAAAGAAACCCTTACTCGAATAAACGGGAGTGCATAAATATTCTCTTTTAAAAATACGATCTGTTCTTTCAATTCTCTTTTTTTCTAGTTCTTCTAAATCCATCCATTCAGGCCATAATGCTTTGCCTTCGTTTGTTATAGCAGGTTGAATTTTAACTTTAAATCTGTTAGTAATATTTTTATCAAAAAAGAAATCTGAATTTGTCTGTGGGGTGCCTGCAACATGAAGTATGCCACCATCTGCATGAGGCATATCTAAAATATTTGATTTGAAAATCTCATTAATTTTATAAATAGAAGAAGGATTCAATTCATTGTCAGGATCCTGAAAAGGGTCATCTACAAATACACAATCGCAATGAATCCCTCGTTTAAATTGTATAAGTCCATGCGGTTTTAATGTGACATAATGTTTTCGATTCCATGTATATCTCAATACTGATTCAGCTGTTGGTTTAGAATCAATAATATCTGCAAAAAATGGATTTGCTGAAATAGTTGATTTTATTTTATTAACATGATAACTTGCCAGATCGGCATTAAATGAAAAATAATGTGCTTCAATATCAGATGTCGAACCTGTAAACATTAATTTCCACATAAAATACGCGTAGAAAGCGTATGATTTAAAATGATTTCTTGCACTAACACGAATAGTTCTGTCATTCCCGCTTAAAAATTTTGTTGTTTCATCGATGTATTTTCCACCTGTAAAATCTTTACTGCTCTTTGAAAATACATTATTGACAAAATAACAAAAATCGTTTGCAGAATTTTGCAATATTTTAATTTGATTTAAATCAAAACTCATTATTCTTTTTTAGAAGAATTTTCTTGAAGCAATGCTAACACTTGTCCTGCACTCAAATTATTTTTATCGTTTTCATCATTCGCGTAAATATTTTCTAATTCGTAAATCAATTTCTCATCATCTCTAATTTCTCGTGTCAATGCAATGATGAAACTATTGTCTCGATATCTTTTTTTCTTAACTTCAGCATTGTATAACACGCGATTATATTTTAATCTAACAGAAATAGCATCAATTGCACCTTTGACTAATGATGTAGATGGGAATTGTAATTTATTATCAATCACCCATTTGACTGCTTTTTCAATTTCTTTTTTTGAACATTTATGATATGTTGAAATTTCAGTCCAATCCCATCGAAGAACGAAATATTTATGATAAATATCTAAATATGTTTCTTGTATAGAAGTCAATAATATTTTTTCAACTTTTGCTCCTTTTTGTTTTTTCTTATAAACACCTGATGGCATATATTTATTATTAATGATTATAGTACTATTATACTATCAAAACACGTCTATGTATATAAAAACGAACCTAAATCAATTACTTATCACTTTTCAATATAATCCAATAATAGTAAGTGTTGTCACAAAATTCGAAGGACGATCGTTTGACAACAAGACAAAAACATGGTTTGTCCCAAATATTCATGTTATTAAAGTAGTTGATACATTAACACCTCTTGGATTTAAAGCAGACTCTGAAGTGTTAGAAATATATAATAAACGAATAGAAAAAAACAAAAACATAGAACTCTCTTTAGAAAAAACACCAAACAAAAAAATTCAAGAATTAGATCTTCCTTTGTTTGATTTTCAAAAGAAGGGAGTGAGTTTTTTAAATGAAATAGGATCTGGTATACTTGGAGATGAACCTGGACTCGGGAAGACGTTACAGTCTTTAGCTGTTACTTTATTAAACAAAAGCCAGAAAAATCTAATAGTCTGTCCTGCATCACTTAAGTTGCAGTGGGAAGAAGAAATTTTCAAATGGGTAAAAGATACAAAAGTATACGTTGTGTCGGGCACTAAAAAACAAAGAGATATCATATATAACAAAGCTCTCAAAGAAAAAAAAGTATTTTATTTAATTATCAATTACGAACTCGTCCTTAGAGATGTTGAAATACTGAAACGATTTTAAACCTTTACAAACATAGAAAAGTATGGTATAATATAAATAATGAATAAAGAACAAAAAACAATTAAATTAAAAATTCACGCACAGGAAGATAGACTAAACATCATTGCTGCGCTAGCAAATAATGGATATAAAGTTTGGGTCGAAGAAGAAAAAGATAATATTTATAACGTAACGTATTTTGTAATTTTTGAATATGAATAAAAAAGAATTAACAATCGTAAAACAAGCATATAAAATTTTACATAAAGAAATCGATCAAAAAAGTTTTAGATGTAAAGAATACGGAATTGGTTGTTGTCAATGTGCATTTACCAGATTTATGGAAGAATTTAAAAGTATTATTGATTTATATTTAGATGATAAATAAAAACATGAATAAAAAAATAGAAATTTTAGCAAATGATATACTCGAGAATTCGGGAGTATATCGAAAATATTCTGATATGGATTTAGCAAATGCAATGCTCGTTTTTGTAGAAGTGTTCATGTCAAAAATATATGATGCTCATAAAAAAGAAATGTCTCAAAAACAACTTGAAGAATTGGCTAAGCAAGCAGGCGAAAAATTACGAGAGATAGTTTTATTTTATACAGACGTTGATTTACACAAAGCAGTAAAGAACGAAGCCACTAACATACAAAAATGATAATATTGAACTCAATTAGTTGTTAATCAATCTTAATAAATAACTATGGAAGAAAAATCAATGAATAAACTTGTAGTAGAGTTTAAACATAAAAAAAGAAAATATGAAATTGATAAACTTTTAGATTCAAACGATGATAATTTTGGAAAATATGATATTTTTGATGTTACGAATAAAGAAGATTATGTTGGTTATATCAGCGCAAATTCAAACAAAACTGAAGATTTTTTAATCAAAGAAGCAAAGTGAGAAATTGATAACATTGATTTATCTTAATAAATAAACATGAAACAATACAATCTAGGAAAAATATCAGATGAAAAAATTAAAGAAGCAGAAAAGTTAATTCGTCAAAATGGTGGTGTTATATATACTGATAATACATTTATAGTTCAAAAAATAAAAGGAAAATACGGAAGAAGCACTGATAATGATCTACTTATTAATATTACAGATAAACCATTTTTTCTTGGCTGGGGAACAATTGAAAGTCAATTAGCAAAATTTTTTAGTTAAATACTATGTACGATCAAATTCAAGAAGATATTGACAAATATCTAAAAGAAATTAAAAATCATAAGACTGAAAAAATAACATACAAGAAAAAGAAATATCTTGTAGAATTTGGTTTCGTTGGTCCAATAATAACAAAATGGGGAAAATTTCAACTTCATCCACTGAAAGTAAAGAACGGTAAGTGGGGTAGGCATTATTTTCTTATTTATCCAGATTTAAAAACACTTCTAAAACAGAAAGAAATTCAAGTAAGAATAGAAAGTGGTTGTTATTCAGGAATGACATTAGGTGATAATACATGCGATTGTCTTGGCCAATTACATAAAGGTCAAAAGTTATGTATTGAAAATGGATCTGGAATTATAATCAACATTCCAAAGCAAGATGGTAGGGGATATAACGAAGATTTAAAGATGGCTAATCAGAAGATAATGGATGATTATGATCTAGACACTATCTTAACAGCTATCATGTTCTATGGAGATATTAGCAAGATAGATAAAAGAACGTATGTCGAAAGTATAATTTTATTAAAGGCACTGGGATTTAACAAGCATAAGATTTCTCTGTTAACGAATAATCCGTTAAAAATTGAAGCATTTAGAAATTCTGAATTTGAACTTGATAATCATAAATCGATCAAATCTAAAAATCATAATCAAGTTAAGAAACATCTAGACGCAAAGAAGAAATTCTGTAATCATAATTTTAATATAAAATGAAAATAATAAAAGATAAATATTTACAAAAGAGAGGAGGGTCTGCTAAAATACTTAATATTTATTGTCAGAAATGTTTTAATAAACTTTTTACATATCAAAAAGACGGTGTTGGACAATTGAAAAGATGTTATATTAATAGAATAACAGACAATATTAAGTTAATAGATAATGCATTATATTGTCCAAAATGTAAAGAAAGAATAGGATTTGGTATTATTCATACAGATAAAAGACAAACAATTAAACTAATACGAGGTACAATTATAAAAAAGAAATATGAATACAGTAATAATCGTCGAAGGTAAAGCATGCTCGGGCAAGGAAACTATTGCTAAAAAATTTGCTAACGAAACAGGATATACTTACATAAATGCTGGTTTAATTTTTAGAGGAACAATATATGCTGCTACTATTTCAAAGAGTGCTAGTTTGAATCAAGTACAATATATCTGGAAGAATGGAACATCATTCTTTTTACTTAATGAAAAAGATATAACAAAAGAACTTTCTGCCTTATTTATTGGAGAATCAACAGCAGAAGTAGCAAGCACTAAAAAAGGTTTCTTGATGTTAACTAAGAATGTTAAGTTAATCTCAGAGAATTATGATAACATAATAGTAGATGGTATTGGTATGAGATCTATTTTTCCAGAAACTCAACATCGATTCTACTTACATGCTCCCATAGAAATTAGAGCAAAAAGAAGATTGAAAGATTTATTAAAACAAAATATTAAAACGACATATGAATTAGTCTATAAAGATCTCAAATATAGAGATAAGTGTGACACGGAAAGAAAATTCTGTCCTTTAGAAATATTAACAAGTCCAAACGTAATTGATACTTCAAAAACAACAATACAAGAATCTGTAAATATTATTAAACAAATAACAATATGAAAATAATTTACGAAATATTATATGGTAGTGATGCATATGGCACTACGATGAATGACAGTGATAATGATATTCGAGGAATAATGTTACCAACGATTGATGAATGTTTATCAATGAGAGAATTGCATGATGTCAGAAATATGGACGAGAACGAAGATAGAGTAATGTATTCTATTCAAAAATTTTTTAGATTAGCGATAAAATCAAATCCTTCTGTTTTCGAATGGTTATTCGTGCCAAATGAATGCATAAAAATAATGGAAGAGTCTGGTAAAATAATTAGACATAATAGACTAATGTTTTTAAGCAAAGAAATATATCCAAGATTTAAAGGATTCGCAGAATCAGAATTTCATAAACTTACAAAACTTACTGGAAAAACAGGAGAAAAAAGAAAAAAACAAATATTAAAATATGGATATTCTTTTAAAAATGCAATGAACTGCATTAGAATATTAGAGCAAGGCGTAGAACTATTGAAAACGGGACATATTACAATGCCTAGATCAAATGCTGAAGAATTAAAAAATATAAAGAAAGGCGAATTTAGTTATAAAATGATTGTCGGTAGATTTCAAAGATTATTAGATGAATTAGACGATGCTAAAAAATATTCAAAACTGCCAGATAAACCAAGATTCAAAGACGCTGATAATTTAATGATTAATATTATAAAAGATTTTAATAATTAAAAATCATGCTTAATTTTTTGAAAAGAAAAAAATACAAGAAGAAAAAGAAAATATTAAGAGTTTTCTCTGGAAAGAATTTGACAAAGAGATATTGAGATACTCTACTGGAAAATTTCCAGAGTTTTATAAAGAAAAAATTCTAAAAAATAGTTTTAAAAAATAACAAAAGAGGTGCTTCGGTCTGGTACAGCGTTGCTTTTTTACGTTTCATAGGTATCCGAAGCTAAGTGATCTGAAGGTACCAATAGATCGATCAGCCTCTTTTTTTAGATAAAAAGTATGTTTGATACGATAATTTGTGATGAGGCGACTCGCGTGAGTAACCCAAAAGCAAAACAATCTAAGCTAATCAAAACTATATCTAGCAAACATAAATATTGTTTAACGGGTACACCGTTAAGTAATTCTATTCAAGACATTTGGAATTTACTTGATTTTTGTCAACCTGGTTTGCTTGGTAATTATTGGAAATTCACAGAAACCTACTGCGTCAAAGATCATTTTGGTGGGATCGTTGGATATAAAAATTTAAATAAATTGAAAGAAACACTTACGCATTATATGATTCGCAGATTGAAATCAGAAGTACTGACTGAACTTCCTGATAAAACGTATGAAAATATATATATTGAATTTACGTCTGCTGAAAGAAAGATATATAATTCTATACGTAAAGAAATAACAGAAGATTTAAAAAATCATAACATTGATAGTAAATATTTAAATAACGTTCTGGTTAAAATGATTCGACTAAAACAAACTACTTCAAGTTTAGAGTTGATTAGTGATATAACAACATCGTCAAAGATAGTTGTCTTAAAAGAATTATTAACAGATATTCTTCACGAAAATAAAAAAGCAATTATTTTTACACAGTTTGCACGTATGGCAAAAATATTACAACGTGAATTAGCTCAATATAAACCGTTGTTGTTGATTGGTGAAACATCTACAGAACAACGACAACACAATGTGCATGCTTTTACAAATAATGATAGTCATCAATTAATAATTATAACCAGTGCAGGCGAGTTTGGAATAAATTTACAACGCGCTTCTCTTATTATCCACTACGATTTACCATGGAGTATCGCGAAAATAGAACAACGTGAAGGAAGATGTCATCGGATAGGGCAACATGAAAATGTCACAATTTTTAATTTATTAATGTCAAAAACAATAGATGAGTATGTGTTAAAAGTTTTACATAAAAAACAACAAATATCACGAGATCTATTAGGAGATAAAGAAAAAATCAAAAAAGTTAAAATTTCAAGACGCGATGTTAAACAAATGCTAGGCATGTAACATTTACATAGTTAATAAAATATGTTATTATATATTTATAACATAAATATATGAAAAGTTATTTAACATGGACGAATACGAAAAAGTTAAACGTTTGTTAGATTGTATTTATTACGATTATTGCAATGAACGATACGCTGAAGCAATTCTTCAACTTGAAGAAGTGTGCAAAATTTTTATTCATAAATATAATAAGAAAGGGGAAAACGCGACAATGACAAAAATAATTAGTTCAAAAATGAAAGAGAGCGCAATTGGTTATTATATAATTGCTAACGATCTATTGAACAATCCTATCCAATTGTATATTACTTCAATTGAACAAAAAGAAAGTATGTATAATGATGGTAAAGGAAAATTAAAGAATTTTATTTATTTTAAAGACATAAATGGAAACGAAAAGTTAGCAACTGTCGGATTACAATCACCATTATTTAAAGAATTAACTAAGATAGATCCTGACCAGGGTGATTTGCTTGAAATTTGGACAGAAAGAGTAGAAAATAGTGATTTTTTAGATTGGAAAGTCAAAATCATTACGAAAGTTGAAGAAATTGATAGTGACACACCACAACAAAAAACAGGATTGACTATTGATAATATTCCATTTTAGATGGTTAAACATTTACAAAGTTAAAAAAGTATAGTACAATATAACTATGGTCGATAAACGAAAAAATAAAAAAACGAAGGAAGAAATTGAAAAATTAAATGAATGGCGAAAAGATAAAGAAAAAGTAGCTCTAGCCAACAAAAGAATGGCAAAATCAAAAGTGTTGTATCATCTTAAAAATCTTGAAAAACGAAATAAACTACCACCTAAATCTAAACCGCATATAATAATTATAGAATAGTAATAAATTAATTCATTCATAATAATCAAGTGAATATTCTAAAAATTTATTTTGCCAGGGCAGTTGTCGCATTAGCGAAATGTTGAAGCAGGAATTACAATTTATTTTTTAATTTTGTAAATCAAATGGAAAAAGAACTTATGTCTGCCAGAGATGTCTGGTTGAGTAAAAAAATTCATTGGATCACAACTTACAAAATTGTGCTAAAATACATCAGTGAAGACTATGCTGACATATTGAAGCCGATTATAAAAGGTCATAAATCAGGAAAACGTTATTTTGTGAAACGAGAAAATCTTGATAAGTTTATTGCAATGTTTGAAGCAAATGAACTTGATAAATAGCCAGGAGAGGCCCAAAAATTCTCAAGAGGTGGTTTATATCAACTTTGCAGTTTAAAGCCCTCTCCTTTTACGAAAAGATGGTAGAAACCACCTTTTGAGTTGATTTTGTTTGATAGAATTGTCGATAATTTTGTGAAATGTGTACAAAGTTAAAAATATGTGTTAATATATAAACATGCAAGAAAATAAAGTATCACGATTAAAAACTTGTATACTTAATCCTGGTGGAACTAATGGTTTTACCAGAAGTGAGGTCGTGATACACCTTATTTTCCCACCAGGATTAAATATATAAGTTTTTTAATTATTAATTGATATTATGAGATATACTATTGTTATCAATCAATTTGCAATAGAACATCATAAATTGGGATTAACTATTGAAGAAGTTGTTATTCTTGATTATTTATATTGGTTATGTAAAAGTGATAATATTAAATTAATTCGATTAAATGTTGATGATTTAGTATATACGTGGTTTGATTATAATTATTTTTTAAAACAAAATCCATTAATACATTGGAAATCAAAAGGATGTCTCACTACAAGATTATATAAATTAGAAAAAGAAGGTTTTATTAAAACAAAAATATCAGGTGATTATAGTAATCGGAAATATGTTACAACTTTGTCAAAAATAGAATTAATATACGGCAACGAACATAATAAAAAAGTGAATGAAAAAATAATAGAAAACGAAAAATGTGAATGGTGTAATAATACAATACTGCCATTAGTAAATCATCATTTTCCTATATCATCTGCTCGACATGGTACAAAAACAGTTAAAATTTGTACAGCGTGTCATACAATATATCATAATACTGATACAACATTAACTGCAGAACAACGAAAACAATATACTGTTTCTAAAGTTAAACAGATGTTGTTTCCACCTATTCATCTAGATGAATCTATTATAATAGATAATAATAATAACAATAAGAATAATAATACTATTAATATATCTAAGACTTTACCACATAATTCCATCTATAAATTATATCTGGAAAAAATAAATTCAAAAGCTAGACTAACTCCAGGTTCTATAAAGAAAATACAAACCAGACTTAAAGAATATTCTCCAGAAGATTTAAAAAAAGCTATTGTGAATTTTTCCAGAGATACGTGGTGGATGAAGAATAACGCGCATCGCGGAGTTGCCTGGTTTTTTCACACAGAAGACAGAATTGATCAATTTTTAAATCTTAAAGAATGTTCAAAAAAAACGAAATATTCTGAATACGACGAAGGGACTATTACTCTTAACGATTAAATATATGAAAAATGAATTTGATCCTGATATTAGAAAACTGATTGAAGAAAGAATACCTGCTAGATTCGCTCATGCAAAAATATCTGAAATTAATAAACAGATCTATGATTATTTGCTTCAAAAAAGATTTACTAAACCACATTGCAAAGGGTTGTTCTTATATGGCAAAGTTGGAGCAGGAAAAACATACACTGTTTGTGCATTAGCAAAACAGTTGTTAGCAAATGATTATGATGTTCGTATTTTCAATTTACCCGGATTATTAAATATCATTCGAAGCAGTTTTAAAAAAGAAAATACATATGATGAGCAACACGAACAAACGACAACTGCTTTTGTCCATGATATGAAAGATATTGAAAAACTAATCAATTTAGAAATTTTAATCATTGATGACATTGGTAAAGAAAAACCATCTGCATGGGTTGCAGAAATTCTTTATTATTTGATTAATACTCGTTATGAGAAAATGCTAACTACTATTTTTACAAGCAATTTAAAGTTATCTGAACTTGCTGAAAAAATAGAAGACTCTAGTCTAGTATCAAGAATAAAAGAATCGTGTGAAATATATCATATTAACACTAACGATAAAAGAATACAATGATATACAAACTTAAACAACTAAAATGGTCATTACAACGTCTTATCCGTGGATATGGTGATGATGACCTATGGGGATTTAGTTACTTCGTAACAATGAAATTGAGAAAACCCTTTAAAGCATTTGTTAGATACCAGAAAAAACACGGTATGGGATGTCCACCTGAATTGTTTGATAGAAAGAATGAGAACGAATGTCATAAATGGATTACTATTCTAGAAAAAATAGAACTCGCGTTTGATCTGGATTATGAAGATTGCATAGGTTCTGATAAGTATTTCAAAAAATCTATAGATCAACGTTTAAAAGATTCAAAAAAAATAAAAGAAGGATTCGAATTGTTTGGAAAGTACTATATGTCTTTTTGGGATTGATATATTTAAATACAAAAAATGCCAACAAATGATGTCAAATATTATTTAGATCGCCAGGGCTGGGAATATCACACTACTGGAGATCAATATTGTGTAAAAATATGTCCATTGTGTGGAGATAATCGGTATAAATTTTATATCAATTCAAAAAATGGACTTAATGATTGTAAAATATGTGGATGGACGGGAAACTTATACCAGTTGCAAGCGAAGCTTGGTGGTCTTAATGATATTACTTCAGTAACTGAAATGATTTCAAAAAAATTCAAACCATTGAATAATGCTCTCGTTGAAAAATGTATTGAAGATTTAAAAAATGATCCTAATGCATTAAACTATTTAAAAGAAAGGGGATTTACAGATGAAATTATCACTCATTTTAAATTAGGAGTTGAAAATACTTGGATAACAATTCCTCATTATCAAGATGAAAAATTATGGAATATCAAAAAAAGAAATTATATTGAGAAAGAATTTATTAGAATAGCTGGACAACCAACTATTCTTTTTAATATCGATAACATCAGAACAGATAAACCAACGATAGTACTTGTTGAAAGTGAAACAGATACTATTGCTGCATATCAATTAGGCATAAAAAATGTTATTGGATTAACAGCAGGCGCAGAAACGTTTGCTCCAAAATGGATTCCGTTTTTCAGACAATTCAAAAAAGTGTTTGTCTGTCTGAATTCTGACATGGTTGGTCAAAAAGGAGCTTATCGTTTAGCAGAAAAAATCGGATTTGATAAATGCAGGAATGTTATTCTGCCAACAAATGATGTTAATGATTATTTGCAAGAATATACTTCTGATGATTTTTTAAACGAACTTAGCAAAGCTAAACAATTTAGTTTAAAAAGCATAACATCAATGTCTGATTATATTGATGAAATCGATATGTGGCTTGATGACGATGGAATGTTAAATGGATTGACATTACCGTTTCCCCAGTTAAATACATTTCTTTCAGGATTGAAAAAAGAAGATCTTATTATTATTTCAGGTCCAACAGGTATTGGTAAAACAACATTTAATTTGAATATTCTATATGATCTTCTCAAAAACGATCATAGATGTCTTGGTTTTTTTCTGGAAGGGAAGTTAATGTATTATATTATGAGAATGATGTCAATGCATACACGACTGGAATTAGATAATATGCGAAAAGATGAAGACAAATGGATGAACGTCAAAGAAGAGTTTGCAGAAATGCCTATGTTTTTTTATTCAGGTAGTCAGTCAGATTTGAATTTTCATAAGTTACGAGATTTAATGTCTGTTGCTGTTAAGTTATATGACATAGAATACGTGATGATTGATAATCTCCAGAGATTGATTAAAAGTTCGGGTGACGTCGTTAATGAAACAAGTGCAGCTGTTGCAGAATTAAAAAGTTTAGCAACCGATTTAAAAATACCTATTGTTTTAATTAGCCACGTTCGAAAAACTGAAAGAGGCGTCAAAAGAGTGACAATGAATGATGTTAAATCAAGTTCAACTATTTCTCAAGATAGTGATATTTTTCTAATGTTATGGGATAATAAAAAACCTAGTGATGAAGAAAGTGATATTATTTTAACAATTGAAAAAAACAGAATGGGTGAAGGAGGAAAAGATATTGAAATGATTTTTGAAAAAAAGATTGCAATATTTCGAGAAAAAATAGAAGAAGTCGACAAGAAGAAAAAATCTAAAGTAGTTAGTAAAAAATTAAAAGTAATACTCGAAGATTAGTTGCCTATTTACAAATATTTAAAAGTATGGTATAATATAGATACAGTTAATAAACTATATGAAAAGAACAATTAAATTTACGTTAAAATCAACGAATACGAATAAACTTAAGAAACTTGCGGGATTGAGAAAAGAATATGTTAATGCAGTAAATTTTTATATTAAACGACTTGTTATACAAAAAAAGTATATCTTGTCAGATCAAGAAGTTAAACAATTCGAATCAAAATTGTCTTATGGTTTTAAACAATGTGCTTATAGACAAGCAGAAAAAATCTGGAAAACTTGGAGAAGAACTTATAAAAAGAATTCTAATATACCAAAATTTAAAGGAAGTATAATTTTAGATCAGAGATTCGTAACATTTGACAAAAGTAAAAATAGTTTTGATTATTGGATAAAAATATCCACTTTAGAAAAAGGCAAACGTGTTAGCATTCCTTTAAATAGTTATGAATATGCTAATGAATATTTTAAGAGTTGGAAATTAGTTAATGGATGTAGATTGAAAAAGATTAACAATAATTGGACATTGTATTTAACTTTTGAAAAAGAAACACCTGTTTTAAAGAAAGACGGAAAGAAATTGGGATTGATATTGGAATAAAAAAATTAATGACTACTTCTAATAGAAGATATTATGGCAAAAAAATTGAAAATTTATTGGATAAAATTCAAAGAAAACAACAAAGTTCGAAAACATTTGATAGAGCATTGAAAGAACGAAATGAATATATCAATCGAGTCGTTAAAGAATTACCATACAATCGATTAAAAACAATTGTTATTGAAGACATAAAAGATCTTTTTAGAATTTCTAAAAAGAAAAGAAAATTACGAAAAATACAAAGATCAAAATATCAACGATGGGTTTATGCTTATCTATTTGAAAGAATAAAACAACTGACAGAAGCAACTGGCGTCCATGTTGTGTCAGTCAATCCAGCTTACACTTCACAAAAGTGTAGTGAGTGTGAGTTTATCCACAAGTTAAATAGGAAAGGTGAGAACTTCTTTTGTAGGAATTGTGGCTACAAATCAGATGCTGATTTTAATGCATCTAAGAATATTCTTCAATCTTATTTAACGCAGGAGCTTATTCTTCCCTGCAAGTAAAAAAAATTACTTTTTTGTAATTTAAAGATTGTCAACACAATGGAAAGCATATTAAAATAGGAAAACTCGTACCTTAATTATTATGCTTTTCAATTTTTATCACAATTAACATTATATATGACAAAAAACAAATTATTAATTGATGCTACATTTCTTGATAAATCTGGTAAAAAAAGAAATGTCAAAGATATTATCACTGAAGAAGAATGTTGGTTTTTACGAAGAGAAAACAAATTTATTTTAAAGCACAATGCAATTAAAAAAATAGCAGTTATTGCAGGCATAAGTAAAAACTATGATGTTGTCGAATCACCGAATATTGTTCCAACATACCAGAATGAATTAGAGCATATTGTTAGAGTTACTATACATTGCTTAGCAAAAAAAGGTAAAGGATGTGTTCATTCAAATGAAAACACATTAACAGTAACAGGTGAAGCAAATAGAATAAGTGTACCAAATAGAGGACGTGAATATTTACGAAAAATGTCAGAAAAAAGAGCATTCGATATTGCTGTACTTGAACATTTAGATTTATACTCTGCTATTTTTTCAGAAGAAGAAGCCGAGAAATTCACGGAAAAAAAAGAACCTGCAATAATGCCAGGTACGAAAGCATTTGAAGATATTGTAACCGAGATAAACTTAATTCTTAATGCAAAGGATATAATTGCATTACGAAAAGTAGCCAAAACAATAAAAGAAAATGTAAAGAAAGAAAAATATTCTGAAGTACAAATAATATATTTACGAGAGTTATATCAGAAGGCGTATGGCCAGAAGAAAACTAATTTTTAATATATGCAAAAACAATTATTAGAAAAATTCAGTCCGAGTATGATTCTTGACTATATGTCATGTCCTCGTTCGTTCTATTATAATTATATAGCTCGTATTAAACTCCCGCAAAAACAAATTCATTTATTATTCGGCACATCAGTTCATGCTGCTGTTGAAAATATTTACGATAAAATAGATCCGTATGGTATTTTTGAAATGACATTCGATATTAATCGATTAGAAGAAAGTGAAAAACATATGCATGCAGAATATGTTGAATTAGGAAAAGAAATGATTAAAAATTACGCTGCAGAACATGATACATTAAATAACTTATACAACTTAAATAATGGTAAATCTGAATTATACATAAAACGAAAGTTAACGAATCCTCTCACAGGTAAAGAAACACCAATACCAATGTCTGGCAGAATAGATCGAATGACAAATGATGGTATTATTGTAGAATATAAAACATCAAAAAACGCATGGAATCCAAAAGAAACAAAATTCAAAATTCAGACTCTTATGTATAATCTCTGGTATTATTCAGAATATCACGAAATGCCTAAGGAAACACTATATATTATTCTTTTAAAAAAATACAAAACAGATCGAAAAAACGATAAAGTTATTCAAGTATTATCAAATCATTCTACAATAAATGACATTGCAAGCATGTTTGATGAGATAGAATTAACGTTAGAAAAAATAAATCGTAGAGAATTCCCCTTGCCCGATGGCTTTCATCCGCAATGGTGCTCCTGTAGAAAAATGAAAGAAGCTTTAAATTTTCAATAAAGGTCGACATTAATTAATCAACTAATAACAACCAACATGACTAAAAAGAAAACTACTTCTAAAAAAAGTACTCAAGTGGTATCTTCTGTTAAAGATCTATTCAATGGTAATCATGTGACAGCTTGGCAAGATGATGACACAGTATATCTCAGCATCCATTGGACAACTGTAGCATTTCCTAAAGAAGATTGGAAAGAAATCAAAAAAGAATTAAAGAAAGTCAAATAATTCAAAAAGATCGACAATTAATAATTAAAAAAAAGAAAGGAACAAACATATGTCAGAACGAATTAAAATTGTAAAAATTGCAGTCAAACAAAATCCTAGTAAATACAAACCAGGTGAAACATATGCAGTAGTAACAGTAATGGATGATAAGAATAGAAAACTATCAGCAATGGGTAGATGGGCAGAAAATTGGAAAGTTGGTGACGTCATTGAAGCAAACGTAGAAGAAAGAAAATGGACAGATCGAGACGGATTTGAACAAACAGGATTATCATTAAAGAATCCAACACCATCGACATTTGGTAATAAAGGATTTACTAAAAACACTCTAATCGATGCATATCATATTGCTGCAGAATTAGCATCTGTAATTTATGCTAGTAAGAAAAAAATCACAATGAAAGACATTGATGAATTAGCAACGTACATCAAAAGTAAATTAGATACAGGTACATCAACACCTGCCCCAACACCTGCCCCAACACCTGCAGTACCAACAGTCGATGTTAATACTCCTGCACCTGCCCCAACACCTGTTGCATCAGAAGATGATGGTATAGAAATTGAAGACGCTGATGATGACAAACCATTCTAATCATTAACATTCATAACATGGATAAATTAAAAACGTGGTGCGAATCTATTCGATCGTCAGTAGATTCTATTACTGAAAAGATCAAAGAAGTTGAAGAAAAACACAAGATTAGTCACAAATCATATCAAACGATTCGTGTTGCTTCTAAAGAAATACGAGATGTTTCGCAAATGATTAGAAAAGAAATCTTAAAGAAATTCAAAGAGCAAAAAGAAAAGAAATAATAATGACAGCCCTCCTTAAGAGAAGTATAAACTCTTAGGGAGGGCCACTAACAGATAAATATCATGAATATATTATGTGCACAATTTTCTCAACATCGAGGACCCGACGCCACAAGCCAACACAAAATTAGTTTTACTGTTGATGAATCTCAACAAAAAGCAATGTATGATTTTGTTAGTCATGCTAAAAAAGGCACCGAAGTAATGTTATTGATATATGTAACAGAACACGATAATGACGCAATAAATGAATTAGTGACAGAATCTGATATTGATACAAAAAAAAGATTATCACGCCAGATGCATGCGATTATTAACACTATAGCTGCAAATAAAAACATGACACCAAGTGAAATAAAAACGATTCTTAAAGAACATTTGATTATGAAACAACTAATGAAAGAATCTTCAAAAGAATTAGATATTAAAGGTATTGCATATGCTATATATTATTTGCAAAATAATTTTAATGCATGAGTTTTATTACAGGTGATACAATACATTTAACTATTGCCGAACCTTTTTATAAAGCAAGAAATTTTGTAAATTGGGATATTGAAAAATATGGTGATAGTGAAATAGGCACTTCTATTGATATTGATTTGATTACTAATATTAAAAAAATAATATTAACGATTAATTCTGATAATACAATATTGCAAACAACTAAAGAAAAAATAAAAGAATACGTGTATGACACTCCAAACTCGTTAACTACTAAATTCAATAAAGAAGTAATAATAGTACCATTATCAATTTTCAAAAAAGTCGATAATACAATTGAAATTGATATTAATGAAATAAATATAAAATGAAAAAAACAGAAATTATTTTAGGAGGAGGCATAGCTGGATTATTGTGGCATTATTTTAATCCCAAAAGTGTTATTATTACAGACAGAATAGGGGGACAGTTTTTAACAAAATTTCAACTTGGGCCAAAATATATACATATCGATAAATATACTACAAGATTTTTCAAAGAAATTGATCTTAAACCAAATATTAAAAAAATAAAAATAGGTTTCTTTTATGATGGTAAATTGCATTCTAAAAATACTGAAAAAAATCGTAAAAAATATTTTGAAAAGACAAGAGGAAACATAAAAGAAATATATTATTCTGCAATGTCTGCAGATAAAACAGAATTTGATTCTTATGATATATCTATAAACAAAATCATTGAAAAAATAAAAATAGAAGATAGAGTACTTCTGGAAAAAGTAAATAATATAAATCTTGAAAATAAAAAAATAATAACTAATTCTACTGAAATAACATTCGATAAATTAGTTTCTACTATACCTTTGAATACTTTTTTATATTTGGCAGACAGATCTAATATCACTAATCAATTTAAATCTTATCCAACTACATTTGTTTTAAGTTCCAATTATAAAAATTGCCCTTTCAATGATTTCAAAGATTTTGATTATGTATATTTTTCAGAAGAAAAATATCCATTTCATCGTATAACGAAAACTGAAAAGGGTTTAGTATTTGAATTTAAAGGAGATGTCATATATCCTATTATCAATGAAAAAGATAGAATAATAATGAAAGTCGGGCAATTAATTCAAAATGATCTAAATATTAATTTTGAAAATGTTAATTTTTTTGGAAGATATGGTTGCTGGAAACATAAAATTAAAATAAATGATTTATTAAAAGAACTTTATGAAAACACTAAAAAAAATATTTAAAGAACAAAAAGAATTTCAAAGATTCTTTTACGATCCAGACAATATAAATGAAAAAGACAAAATAAAATTTACAAAAGAATATATTTTGTCAATACATAGAGAATTAAGTGAAGTGCTTGATACTATATCCTGGAAAATACATAGAAAAGAAGATAAAATAATTTCTGAGACTAATACGAAAGAAGAAATAATAGATTGTTTTAAATTTTTATTGAATTTATGCATTATTTGGAAAATAGATGAAGAAGAATTTGCAAAAGAATTTTTCAGAAAATCCGCTGTAGTTAGACAACGATATAATCAAGAAATATTGAACTCTATTAAAAAGGATGATTTAATATGTGCAATAGATTTAGATGACACTCTTTCAAATTCTTCAGAATATTTTACAAAAATTTATAATGAAAAATACAATACTATTTTTAAAAATAGAAAAGAAATAAAAGAAAAAGTACCAATATTAGAATATGAAAAATTTAAACACTATTTTAGAGAATCTGGTGAAAAAATAAATATACCAATCAAAGAGAATGCAAAAGAATTATGTGTCTTTCTTAAAAAACTTGGATATAAAATAATAATTATTTCATCCAGACCATATAAAACATATTCAAGAATTTATTCTGATACATTAGAATGGCTTAATAATAATAATGTTCAATATGATTCATTGTATTTTGAAGAAAATAAACATCTTAAAATATTAAAGTTTTTACCTAATATGTCATTTATTATTGAAGATGATTTAAAATATGCAATACAAATATCAGAACAAAAATATAAAGTATATTTACTGTCTTCTCTCAAAACAAACATGGAAAACATAGACACAAAATATATACATAAAATAAACAGTTTAAATGAAATGATTAATATTTTAAAAAATGAAGAATCTTCAGGAAAAATTAAAAGAAAAACTGAACAGTTGCAACAGTTGCCCATTTGAAGATTATGAAATAAACTGGGAAGATGAAAAAACAGGAACTGGTAAATTATGTGCATATATTTATCCAGAAAGCGATTGTTCAGTAATGGTAATTGGGCAAAATCCTTCTCATAGAAGATATAGGGGAACTCATGCAATGAATGGTAAACAAGGTGATATATTTAGAGAAATATTTGGTAAAAGTCGTTTGGTTTTTACGAATCTTATACAAATTTCAACGCCAGATAATAAAGTAGATCATTTAACAAACCAACAAATTGAGCATTGTATAAAACATTTACTTTATGAAATCAAAGAAATAAAACCAAAATTGATAATAGTATGCAGTTATTTTGCAAAAAGAAAACTCAACGAGCTTAATTATAGATTAGATATAACTGGTTCTATAGTTAAATTCATTAAACACCCTGATTATTATTTATCATATCAAAAAGGAAACATTAACGAATATTATAAAGAAATAATAAATATTAAAAAAGAATGTCTATGAAAAGAAATTTTTATCTTATTTTTGAAGGAATAGATAGAGTTGGAAAAACGACTACTAGAAAATTAGTCGAAAAAGAAAGAAATGTAAAAGACACTGGTATTGATAGATTTATTGGTTCGAGCATAGTATATGGTAAGATATACAAAAGATACTCTAAAAAAGAATTTGAAAAACTGTACAATGATGAATATCTTTTTTCGACGACATTTGATACTATTTTAATTTTTCTTTATTCTTCTGTAGACATAACTATTAAACGAATTGAAGAAAGCGGACATGAAAAAATAGATAAAAAACTTCTTACTGAAACATTAAAAGAATTTAATAATTATTATGAAAAATCTAGTTTTAAAAATAAAATTAAAATCGACACTGGTAAATATTCACAAAAAGAAGTAGTTGAGAAAATTTTAAATTATTTAAAAAAAATAGAAAAAAATATATGAAAATACTTATAACAGGTTCTAAAGGTGCAATAGGCTCATATTTGACACCTTATTTGAAAAAGAAATATGAAGTCATAGAAATTATTTCGGACATATCTAATTATTCTGATTTGAAAAGCAAAATAGAAAAACACAAAGAAGCTGATTGGATTATTAATTTAGCAGCTTTAGTAAATACTATAACATGTGATATTGCTGGCAGATATGCGTTTGATGTAAACGTCAAAGGAGCATATAATGTTGCGATAATATCTAAAGAATTTAAAATAAAACATTGTTTTTTTTCGACTACTGCTATTTATAAACCGAATATTTTAATTAAAGAAGAATCAGAAAAAAATCCACAGACTCTATATGGTTTTACAAAATATCTTGGTGAAAAAACAGTCGAATTTGTTTATAAAGACCAAAAAGAAAATCTATTGATTATAAGACCTTGTTTTATTTTCGGTGGTAAAAACGATCATTCAATTGGTTCCTTGATTGTTAAGTCTGCAATTAAACAAATACCTTTAGTTATTTTATTAGATCCAGAAAACAAAAAAGATTATATGCATATCACTAATTTTTCTGAAGCGATTTATAAATTAATAGAAAAAGACGCTAGTGGAGATTATAATATCAGTTATGGCAAACCAATTAAATTTAAAGAATTAGTCGATAAAGTCAAAAAAATGAATTTAAATCCAATAATATATTATAGACCAGAAGAAGACTATATGAAAAATCACATAGTTGATAATTCTAAATTGAAAAATATAATAAATTGGAACCCAACTATTACTTTAGATGATGGATTAAAAGAAGTTTTTAAAAATATAACAAAAAAACATGAATGATGATGAAAAAAATGAATTTCGAAAATTATTACACACTCTTCCTGAACAAGTACCAAAATTAGACATGAATGAAATTAATTCTTTTATAGAAAATGAAGAAAAATGGAAAAAAAATGAGTTTGGTATAAAAATAGGGCCTTTTCAATTTTATGAAGGAGTCAAAGGATTGACAGTCGAAATGATTGATTTTCCAAAAAATCCATATATGCTTCTTTATGAATTCGCTGTCGCGACTTGGGGAAATGAAGAATATCCAAGTATGTGGAGTAAAACGAAACCAGAACATCGATTCGTTGTAGTTAAAAATGTTTTAGAAGGGAAAGCACTTCCTCTTGGTAAAGAAGCATTACAATTTAGTTTTATTATTAGAAAAGCAAGTCGTGCTTCATTTGACCAACATGCAAGACAGAGAATAGGTGCTACATTTGCAAGCCAGGGTGTTAGAGATAATTCAAGACTTCTTGCAGGATTTAGAGTACCAAACGAAATTTGGAAAAATGAAGAAAAATTAAAAAAAGTAATAAAAATGAATTTGTTGCTTAAAAAAATATATTATGAATTAATCAGTTCTGAAAAAAATAATAATTCGTTTCAAGCAGCAAGATGTATGATGACAATGAATTGGACACATAATTATAAATACACTGTAAATTATATGGCATTAGGAAGTTATATGGCCCAACGTTTAGTAGCATCTGAACAAGAAGACACTGTAGCAACAGCGATAGGCATATGGAATCAAATAAATAAAAAATTTCCTCTTCTTGCTAATTTTTTAAGGCCAAAATGTGATTGGGCTGGTAAATGCAAATGTCATCAAGGAGACGGTGGTGAATTATTCGGAGCATTATTTAAAGGTTGTGGTAGATTTCCAGAAACAGAAGGAAAATATGCTACTTTTAATTGGGCATGTACAGATTATAATACATTAGAAAAACAATCAATGATTCATTTACCAAATCCAGATGAATGGAAAACATATAATACTTTAAAAGATTTAACAGAAGAAGATCAAAAATTATTTGAAGAATAATATGACAATAAAAAATATTAAACCAGTATGTGGTTGGGATGATCAAAAAAAGATATATTTGGTTCATCATAAAAACAATAAGAAAAAAATTTGTATAATAGATAATTTTGAATGGTATTTTGTAATTAAAAAAGAAGATTTTGAAAAAGAAAAAATAAAAAATATTCTGTTAAAATCAGAATGTTTTTTGAGAAAAGTAAAAATTAAAAATAATTTTGCTAAAATACATTGTATGAAAAATGTACCATATTTACTTGGCAAATTATTCAAAGAATTAAAAAAAGAATCAGTAAAATTATATGAAACAGACATATCTTTAATAAAAAGATATATGATTGATAATAAAATAGAAATAGAAGAAAATTTATCTATTCTTTTTTTTGATATAGAGACAGATGATACAGACGATGGCATAACAATAGGAAAGAATAGAATTCTTTCATGGGCAGCATGTGATACAAATAAAAATATTTTTTATGATACTAGCAAAGATGAAAAAAAATTGATATTAAGTTTATTAAAAAAAATATCAGAATATGATATAATAGTTGGCTGGAATTCAAAGAATTTCGATATGCCTTATATAAAAAAAAGAGTAGAATACCATAATATATGTGGCAAAAAAAATAAAAAAATAGTTCCATTAGAAGAAACTAATTTCTGGAAAAAAATAATGCATGTAGATATGATGCAGAGATTAATTAAACTTTTTGGGCCAATGATGACTATTATCAATTTGCCAGGATTTAGTTTAAATGATGTTTCTTTTACTTTTTTAAATGAAAAAAAAGTAGAACATGAAGAAAAAATAATAGAAATGTATAATAATAATCCAGAGAAACTTAAAAAATATAATATACAAGATGTTGTTCTTTTATATAAATTGAATGAAAAATTAAGAACATTGCCTCTAATGATTAAAGAATGCAGTTGGACAGGAACATTCATAGATAGATTTTTTATTGGTGAACTTTTAGATAATTATATTTTAAGAGAAGCTAATGAAAAAAAACTTCATTTGTTTTCACGACCTGATTTCGAACAACAAGAAAAAACAAAAAAATTAAGAGTAAGAGGAGGTTATGTTATGGAACCTGTTACTGGAATGTATGATTATATTAGAGTAATGGATTATAAAAGCCTTTACCCGTCTATAATAGTTAGTTGGAACATTGGACAAGAATCATTAATTGAAAATGAAATATCTGTTAAAGCAAAAGAAAATTTTGATAAATGGCTTGGAGATAGAAAAATCGAAGAAGTAAATTATAAAGAATGGCATGATTTTCTTAAAAAAGAAAATCTAAAGTATAACCAGAAAAATGAATATTATCAAACTGCTAATAATCAGTATTTTAAAAAAGAACCAATAAGCGTAGTAAGTGATCTTGTCAACAATCTTCTTAATGAAAGAAAGTCTTATAAAAAACAACAACTTGAATCGAAGTACAATTCATTAGAATATAAAAATGCACAAGCTTCACAAGAAACAGTGAAAGAGATGGCAAATAGCATTTATGGAATTTGCGCTGATAAAAAATCAAGATATTTTGATCCTAGAATTGCAGAAGCTATAACATTAACAGGACAGTTCATGAATAGAACAGCGGTTGATATTATTGAAAAGATGAAATATAAAGTAATATATTGTGACACGGATTCTGTTTTCACCAGAATAAAGAATGATACTGAAATGAAAAAAGTAACAGAAAAAGTAAATAAAAATCTTTCAGTATTTCTAATGAAAAAATATAATTTTAAAAAATATATCATTAATTTAGAATACGAAAAGAAATTCAAAAAATTTATTATGATTGACAAGAAAAGATATTCTGGTTATTTGACTGAAGCTGATGGAAAACCAGTAGATTCTATTTTGTCTAAAGGAATTGAAAATGTCAGAAAGAATACAATTATTTTTACTAAAAATAAAATGAATGAACTATTAAATCTTATTTTAAAGAAGAATAAAAAATCAAAATATTTAAAAGAATGGATTCTCAGTTTAAAAAAGTATGTTTTAAATAATAAAATAAAACCAGAAAATTTGTCTATAACAATGAAACTTTCTAAACCCACTACTAGTTATAAATCAAAACCACCTCATGTAAGATTGGCTGAAAAACTTATAAAAGAAAAGAAAATATTAGAAACA